TTACTTAATGTATCTGCATTTTAACGATGTATTCTGAATTGCATCTTTTTGTGCATCATCGAAACCATATAAATTTAGAATTATATCATCCAATCTTTCATATAATACATAATTCTGATTTTTGTCATCTGTTTCTAAAATTTCATCAACTATATGCACGATTTCATCTATTTTAGATTGATCTACGTCTGGTATTGGTATACTCTCAATATGTTTTCTCAACACTTTAACCGACTTGAATTTGAGTTTAAAGTAGAAATCTGCAAAACTTGAGTTTAAAATTGCTAAAATGAATTTTATAGGTAAGTTCTCAATGTGTGGTACCAATATATTTGCACTATTTAGTGTTAGAGATTTTTTGTTATCATATGCAAAGACTAGTGTATCACTTATGAATCGATATATTAGCTTTTCATCAGCAAAGTAGTAATTACCCTTTGCAACTTGTTGGTACAACTCTGGACGATACAATATATAATTACTTGCCTTGCCAAGTTTAAACTTGTTCACATCACTACCTTTGTATATTTCTCTACAGTTTTCTATAGGTTCAGATAAGATATGCTTTTTATTATCACCTGTCACAATACCAAGTGCAAAATCCGCATTACCTTCAAGATACTTACGATCACCTTGTTTCGAAAGTTCAATCATTGATTGTTCTGTGTTTTCCATATTAAGTGACCAACCGTTCGATAGGTTATCATAATTCTCTATCGTGTATTCTTTGTTACCATTCTTAACTCTCGCTCCGCCAAAAAAATCGTTTGTTTTCGTTCTCTTCAGTGTTACTGAAATGGCGGGGCTTTGAACATGATGAAAGATGTTTCCCCAATATACTAGGTAATGTAATTTAGTCTTTGATTGAACAATTTCCCTAATTTTCTTATGGATTCCAGCCAATAAAAACGTTTCTGGCAATACGAAACTTATTAATCCATTTTCTTTAGTCAGTCTAATTGACTTTTCTAGAAACAGACTAAATGATTCAATTGTTTTTCTAGTACAACTTTCATAAATCAGATTATAGCGAAGTTTCTGATCTTGAGAGAAGTCAGAACCCCAAGGCGGATTACCTATACAGATATCGAACTCATTATTCTCAGTCATTTCTAGACTGTTTTGACATTGTATATTCTTTTTAATAACAGACACATCAAACTCATCACAGTACAATCCTATGTTTATTCGACATATCTTGACCGAAATTGGATCGACATCAATACCATGCAGTCTGTTGTAGTCTTTTGAAAACCTGAGAATCTCAAGAAGAAAATTACCAGTACCACAACATGGATCTATTATTTTAATATCTTCACTTACCGTAAGTAAACCTTTAACCTCACTAACCATTTCCTTTACGACAGAAGTGGTTGTATAGTAAACTCCATTTGATTTCCGATCTTCAAGATTCTGAATTGCCATGTAAATCAAGCCAAGAAAATCGTCATTATTGTATGTAATATCTAAATCGAATGTATTGAAATAAGTGCGTGTTCTATCGTGGATTTGATCAACGTTTTCAATAAGATCAGATACAAGTTCGCCAAACTGTCCAAACTCTGAAACATGATCGAGGTAGAAATCTCTTTTAGGTAAGTTATTCTTACTTGAGAAAATTCTTAGCGCAAGTTCAGCTAATATTATCAAAGTATCTGATTCATTTAGGTTCTCAAGATCTAAATTTTCAACTACCATTTCTGCCAGTTTGAACCTTTTTTTACTCTCGAGATAATTCTTCGGAACTACATTCCCCGAGGTGAATTTCTTGTTTCTTCTTGTTTTCAATCGGTTTAATTCCCCGCTCAAAATCCTATTGAGAACATCCTGAACATCCTTTTTGCTAAAAAACATTTTCCCACTAGTGGTTATTGGTTTAAGAATCTCAGATTTTACCCAATTTCGAATAGTCGCTTCATTAACCGATAATATTTCGCTTGCCATTGTGGCATCTATTGATTCATGCTGATCAAAGTCGAAGTCGAACAGATTCACGTTATCACCTCAGGAAGTATTATTCCACACAATCGGTTAGGTATCAACCTAATTAAGGCTTAGTAGCAAACAATTTAAACAGTTCCTCATATGTCAACCAATATAAAAAGTGATTGTCAATATGGAACTGAAATGTATCATTATTTATGTGGAATTGCCCCTCACCAATATTCCCTCTGTGCTGCTTATCCGAATACCCAACACAATTAAGTACATCGTTTGAGTTCATCTTAAATACAGCAATTTTATCGTTAAAAAAAAGCCCGTAGTACAATACATCAAATTCTTTTCTTTTCACTTGCTGAATATTACAATCGAATTTATGATCCTTCGTTTCAGTACTAAGCATCATCCGTAAAGTTAAATTCGCCTTGTAGCATTGATCAATAACATTTTTCAAATTGATGGTGTCTTCATTTTCCTTCATAACAGTAGAAAATTTCACCTCTACTTTTTCATCAGTTGTCTTATCATGTAAGTCATATGATAGTGCATTTGAATGATCGATATCTTGTAGACGTTGAATCATCAACTCGGCTACAGTACCAAATCTTCTTGTTCTCAATGCAAATATACCTGTCTTAAATGCTTCAATTTCATTCTGTTTCATTGTTAATTCCCCTTTTACTAATTGTAACATGGTTAATATTTCATCACTATATCAATTTAATCCCCAAAATTGATTTTCGAATGATTCTACTTCGTTCGACATACTCACTTTATGCTTCTGATTATTGTAAGAAATGTGTATACTTAGTTTAACTCATTTTGGAGGTATTTATGACTTTTCAAAAAGAATTCTCCCTAAAGGATATCTTTGAAATATGCAATAATGATTCCGAAAAAGTATTTCTTTCTAGATTCTTTAAATCACGTGAAGAAATAAATGCATATGTCGAACTTTATTATGCGATCAGCTCAAGTGAAGTTGATAGCAAGAAAAAGAGATCATTACTAACTTTCTTGTCAACGAGATATTATTGGGTATTTTATGAACTAAAGAATTTGCTTTGGAATCATTCAACTTGCGACCTAGATGATGTATGCAAAACAATCTTTCAGAAAATTGATATGCAATTGCTGACAGAGATTGATTGGCAAGAATTGTATAAAAAGTTGAAAACACCACACTATAAAAGTTTAAGAATTTCAGCAAGTCATTACAAAATTAAGGATGCATATGAAGATAAATTACTTTTTAAAAATATAATTGACTCAATAACTGAGAATATAGAAGATTCATTAGTTCTCGAATTTGATGATGAAAACCATTGTGTATATTCGTTTGATGGTTCAGGTTACTTCTTGCTTTCAGAAATGCATATGCAATTGAAAAAGGCTGGCGAACCAACAATCGTGTATAGTAATGATATCCAATTACTAATAGACCTCAATGGAATCTGCACTCTAGTAATTACTAGACTTCTTAATAGTTTATCAAAACAGAATGAAAACATGTAACCAAGTGCTAACTTTTCAAGTCAAGTCGAACAAAGAAAACAGCTGCTTTCGCAACTGTTTAGCTGATGTACAGAATCTCGATTTGCTCTTGATAGAGTTTTAAAATTTCGCTTTCAGCAATTTCTCTTTCAAGTTCGCACAAACAATGCATCCAGAATGACAGAACCAAGTTTTCACCTCCTGTTACCCTCTTATGCAACAAGGGATGATCTTCCTAAATCTTATTTAGCTTTTTGCTCGAGAGTATCAATTCGGCGATGAGCAGCTTTTGTCGACTCTTCGACACGGCCAATGCGTTCGGTGTTACTATTGTGCTTTTCTTCGAGTTCGTCATGATCTTTTCGAAGTCCAATGGCCATGTCGAACTTCGCGTTTACGTTCCCCTTCCATTCCGCGTCATTGCTGATCTTAGAATCCCGGGCATGGATCCATCCAGCCAGACCCACAAAGCAACCCGCAATCGCAATGAGCACCGATAAACTGAATGTGGTATCTGGCGACATAGTTTACCCCTTTCGTATCGAGGTTGGTTTGAAGTAAGCGGTGATGTACTTTGATCCGGTTTCCCCAACCACTGCTTTGAGATTGATCGAACAGCCAACTGAGTAGGGAGCTTTGGGGAGGAACTTTATGACTTTCATTCGCCGACTCTTGAGGTTTGCTGTTGAACCGCCGGTACCGAGACTGGTCCCTCGTCCAACTCCGGATACCAAGACAAGATCCCCGACTTTGATTTCGGATTGGATCGGTTCTTTTTTGGGTTCGATGTACGTGATGTAGCTGTACTTACCCCAGAACGCCCATTTACGAAATTCGTCGTTGGATTGGGTGACTCCCCATCTATTCCAGGCGGGAGTGGCTTCGATGTAATGGCGCTTTCCAGCCGCGTCTTTGCCGATATAGACGCCGACGTGTCCAAGGTTCTCCGTGAAGACAAGCAACCCTACAAGGTCTGGCATGCAGGCAAGAGGTCCTTTTTGAGGACAAGCTGAGTACATCATTTTAACATTCTGATCCGATCCCTTAGGGATGTTGTAATGGACGATTCCGGACTTTTCTTCCCAAAGATACCCCTTGATCAGTCCAACGCAATCAAAGCAGTATTTGCCGAGTCCTGCTTGGATCGTTTTAAGGTTTTGAATCGTGTGGGGACACCTTAATTGGTTGATTCGTCGATCGATGTTGGCTTGGGTCAGTTTACGTCCAAACCCTCCCAACATATAGATCGTCGGGAGGGTGAGCTTCGATTTACAGTAAGCGACTAGTCCTTCATTGGTTTTCGTCATGAGGCGAATCCTCACTTTCATCTGTAGATAGGAATGCCAATTCATCCGGATTGGTTTCTTGTAAGTTCCAGATATCTTTTTTATCTGCGAAAGTCGTCATTTTCTCACTCAGTAGACGGTAAATGGCTTCTGCCCCAATTAGGGAATAAAAGCCAACCCAGGCACAGGCAACCCAGTCATAACTTGCATAGTATCGGGACATGAGAATTCCTAAAGTAACTGCTAGGATTGCGCTGAAGACTTCGACCCAAGTACTGTTGGGGAACCATCCTTTGACGCGTTGGACGGTCGGGAGTACGACCGCCGAGACCAGAATCGCGACGGTGATTTGTTGAAGCAAGAGTGTAGTATTCATGTTTGTTCCTTTTCCTTTCACGAATTACTTTCTTTCCATTGGGATCCATCCCAGATTTTGACCGATTTTTCCAACCAGGAGGATCCATTGAAGACTTTGGCGGGTTTGGACTCAAAGACTGCTCCATTCCAGACTTTGACTTGGCCACCGGTCTTGTAGACGACCTCTACGTAGAGGGCTTCATTTGCCCAGGTATTGGTCACCGCAAAGGATCCGGGTGTCGAACGTGAGGCGTTGAGATAGTCTGTATTCTGTCCTGAAGCACCGGTCCTTGAGCCAAACCACAACGCTCGATTGGCATCAGCCGAGTTCCGTGCGAATCCAATCCAAAGTGGCGTACCGGCTACAATCTTGACGTTCTGCATCGGGAAGATTATTTTGACCAGTTCGGAGTACGTATCCGTCGTGTTGGTTGGGGAGATTGAATTCAGAGACTGTGCAAGGATCGCTCCGGTGCTGCGATTCCAAATCTCTCCCCAAACAATCGGAACGGTCGCATCCGCATAGCGACCGAGGTAGACCGAGAGTTGCAGGATGACTCCATCCTCGGGCATAGTCGATCTTAATCCGACACAGGCATAGGTAGAGGATCCTCCCCAGCGTCCGTAGTTTGGAGCGGTTAGGTAGCCAAAGGTTTGGTTTGCCATGTTACTGTCCCTTCCACCTAGTTGGTGTCAATCCAGACATCTCCAGTGGCAGGCGATGTGGGTGCGACTGTCCCAACCGTGATCTTTTTTCCTCCGACTTTCTGCGCATCAGCTGCTTGAGCCGAGGATCCTAATTTGGCATTCAGTTGCGACTGAATCCCGGTCGTCACCCCGGCCAACGTTCCCAACTCCACATTGGTGATATCGCTGTTGGCGACTTTGCCACTTCCATCCGAAAGCAAGACTCGGTTTGCGGTTAGATTTCCCGAAGTAATGGTGGAAGCCGCTCCATTGATCGTCGCTTGCTTGGCGTTGAGCTGCGTTTGTATGGCAGAAGTCACCCCTGCGAGTGTCGCTAATTCTGTAGTGATTACAGTGCTTATACCAACTTTACCATTTCCATCCGAGATCAGGACTTTATTGGCGGAAAGATTGCTACCAGCAATGGTGGACGCTGCGCCATTGATCGTCGCTTGCTTGGCGTTGAGCTGTGCTTGAATGGCCGATGTCACTCCACTTAACATCCCAAGTTCAACATTCGTCACAGGACTAACATCGAGTTCTCCAGACGCATCGGAAATCAGTGCGCGATTGGGTGTAATGTAGGGCAGATTGGTAATCGTCGAGGACACAAATCCACACACACTTGCATCGGCGCGCGTATCCGTGATGTTTCCAGCCGAGATCGAACTTACCCCGGCGTTGACTTGAATCAGCGCTAAGGAGAGCTCGATGCTTTCCGCATCCCGCGTAACACTCGGTGCGACCGGACTCGACGCTGCCACGCCTTCCTTGCGTACAATCGTCATAATCCTAGAGGCAAACTGCAGTCGAACGACGTATCGATCGATGCGATTTAATACCGCATCCACTGGAATGATCTCGGTAAAGTCTGCGTCATTGATCAAGAAATAACCATTGATCCAGGCTTTCCCTGCCTTGATTTTAAGCGTCAGACCGGTCGTGACTTCGATCTTCAAACTTGTACTAGGTTCAGGGAAAACCCCGCTCCCAATGAAGGCTGCGAAGTATTCCGCGAACTCCGCTGCCGAGTACAGTCGATCGCCGGCGACACTATTGAAGAATCCACTTCGTAGAGCCATGTTTCAACTCACCTTCCTTACGCAGTACGCTTCCAAACATAGACAGAGAGATACGGAGGCAGATTCGAGGTGCTGCCAGTGGATCCTGGTGTTGTCGCATCCGTCGTTAGGGCAATGGATTCTGTGTTCCCTGGAGTCGTCGCATCGGTGTTCATCGCAGTCGAACCCGTATTGCCTGGTGTAGTTGAATCGGTCGATAAACTGGTATTGTCGGTGGATCCACCCAGTTCGGTCGCAGCACCATTGGTTGCAGAGGATGTTGACCAAGCTCCAGCGTTCTTATTAGTCTCGGTCCAAACCGGAGATACGGACTTTTGACGATTGTAGATGTACCCGGTGTTCCCACGAATCAAGGCGTAGCCTGAAACGAGGGTATGGTTGTGAGCCGGAACGACATGCGTATGCGCGGCCGAGCTGTGATTATGAGCTGCAACGCTATGACTGTGCGCGGCTGAACTATGACTGTGTGCTGCAAGTTCATGGGAATGTGAAGGTGAGGTATGCGTATGGGCTGCGGATCCACCACTGGATCCTGGACTATACGTCGATCCACCGGCCAACAAGAATTTGTCCGAAATCTGCACCCACGTACCACCAAAGAGAATCCCTGGGCTTGTAGAAACCACACTTAGGTACAAGGCACCGACGGGATAGATCAGATTCCAAAGGTTGTTGAGTTGCGATTGAAGCGCTGAGGTTACTCCAGCAAGATACCCTACCTCCGTTGATGAAGTGAATCCGGCGACAAGGTTTCCTGATCCATCCGAAATCACGACTCGATTGGGAGTCAGGGTGGGTGACCCGCTTGTTCCGGATTCTGATGTATCAGGTTCGTTCAATGAATGTACTCTCGATACTTGGCCAAAGACCGGGAGAACAGAACTTCCATTGGCATCTTCAACCTCGGTGATCTCTGTGATCCGGACATGGATCCGTTTGCCCCAACGGCTATTTTCGATGGTCACGATGTCCCCTAAGTCATAGTCAACTTTATAGGTACCATTGCCATTGGGGAGAACCGATCCTTCAAAGGTTTCCACCGTTGGTGTCAAGGCTTCAATACCTTTTTGCGCTAATAGGGATTCATATTCCTCTGCGCTCATTCCGTCCTCAATGCGAATGTCTTTCGCATTTACGAAGACTTCGCGACGTCCCAAGCCACTTTCGCTCCCGACGAGAATCAACGTTCGATCTTCTTTGACCCCTTCTCCACCAACGAGAGCAAGGTTGGAAGTTGCTTGCGCATTTTCATGATAGGTTGAAGTCAGTAGATTGTCATAATCATTACTGAAGATAAAGCGAGGATTCTCACTCTGCAAGAAGGATCGGTCCAACGGTTTCATCACTTCAAAGCGGAATTTCTTGTCACTTGGAATGAAGCGAACCCGGAAACCAAGACCACTGGTTTCGGACAGGCTTCTTAGGGTAGACAAGAGATTCTTGTAGGTCGCTTGAAACTGAGTCATATCGATGAAACCCATAAACGGTCCAAGTTCAATTTCAGGCATAATTCGGTCCGAGATTGTCGGGGTTATGCAACATGCACTGACTAAGCTTCGCATGGCTTCTTCAACGGTTGTATTGAAGGTATGTGTCTCAAAAAGGATCCGTCGATCGAGGATACTGGATCCAAATCGTCCTGTAATCTTTAAGTTATCCCCAGCTTCGTTTTGTTCCAGCGATAGGGTTTCGATAATTCCAAATTCGAGCGCATCCTTCTTCGTCACCAGATGATTCATCTTAAGCAACTCAATGGCTTCCGGTGTGGCTGAAACATGGATTTCAAAGTCCCCACAAGAATGAAAGACACGATGCCATATCACATCAGTCGCGGTATCGAGAATTCCAATCAAGTCAAGTTGTGTATTATAGATCAGTAGTTCCATTGGCTATACCCCGCTGTATTTAGGTCGAAAGGTAATCTCTGTAAACAGCGAAGAAGAACCGCTGCTGCTGGTGGCGTAAAGGACGTTGTCTCCTTCTTCCAACTGCAGGAAGGTGGATCCCAACGCTAAAGCATTGAAGAGGTTGGTAACTTCTCCGCCTCGTAAGCGCTCAATGTGTTTCTTGCCAACATCCGTTGTAATCGTCAGTACATCCCCCGCCAACATCGTCGTTTGAACCTCGATGAACGCCAAGGTTTGGGTATTGATGAGTTTCGGGTTCACGACTTCCCCATTGGCACTATAGCGGATCTTCATCCCAACGGATATGTCTCCGGGATTAACGAGGTTGACCACTTCAGAGGGAATCACAATCCCCATCTCAATGCCTACGTCGGTGAATTGAAGTGGAAAAGTGAAGGTTGATTCGATGAAAGAAATGTCCGTCAAGATGTCTTGTAGGGCTTCGAAGTAGGGTTGAGGACAAAGCAAGGAAATCAGCGCTTTGACTGGCCAACTCATCGGAGGGATTTCCAGCGCTTCGACATAGGCTTCGATCTGTGCCTCGATCCGATCAGAGGTATAAATCAACGTCCCCTTCTGCTTGATTTTGAAAACATCGTAGAGTTTCTGGCGGTTGGCTTCCACCTCTCCCTGAAGTTGGAGTGTGAGGACCAGATTGCGTGGATTCACCGACGCATTGACAAAGGTTGCGCCATCAAAGCCTGCGATGGCTTGGATTTGGATGTTGGCTTTGGGGGGCGTGATGCCGGTAAAATCGATCAATGAGAAGTCACTGCCTTCCCCGAGGTCGAGAGATTGTTGCTTCGCATTGATGTATTGAAGTTGGATCATGTCTTAACCTCCCTTGCTCAAAGCGACCGCCAAAACTTGACTGGCGTTTTTCGTTTGGCGATAGACTTCATAGGCAGAGAGGGCTTTCGACGATACGATGTTTTGAGTCAGTTGAATCGACGGTCCGCTCGAACCGGTTGCTGCAGAAGCGAAGTTGCTCGGTTGAACACTCGCATTGAAGGATGTCGGAATGGCCTTTTGAATATCCGCATTGATCGATTTCATCTCGCTACTAAATCCTGATCCTAAGCCAAGTGCCATGTTCTCTCCAATCCCCGCGAAGACTTTGGAAGGCGATCGGATCCCTAATAGATCCTTTGCCCCGTCGATGATCCCAGAGAAGAAGCCACCGACTTTATCTCCGATCCATGAGGTCATGCCTTGAATACCATTCCATACTCCTTCGACGATGTTGGAACCAATGTCCTTGAACCAATCCCCAACTTTTACGAGGCTTTCGGGGATGGTCTTGGTAAAGAAAGTCACGATCTTCCCTACCACCTCACTGATGGTCGATAGGATTCCCTCAAAGATTTTCTTCACGGCATTACGGAAGTCCTCATTGGTATTCCAGAGGATGAGGATCCCCGCAACAAGAACAGCGACAAGGGTGATAATGATTCCTATCGGATTGGCGGCCATCACGATATTCAGTAGGGCTTGGGCGGCACTCATCCCTTCGGTAGCGGTTTGCCAACCTTTGACCATCGTGATTAATCCCTGAATCATGGTCACCACATTCCATGCTGCAAGTCCGGCTGCAATCCCCCCGATAGCAGCGACAATCGAGGGTCCATTCTCAATCGTAAAGGTGATGAAACCTTGAATGGCTTCGATGATCGCGGGCATGTTGTCTTTCAGTTGAGTCACCAAATCATTAATCACCGGGGTAAGTTGCGCCAGGGCTTCATTCAACAAGCCTTGCGTGGAGGCTTTCAGGGTCTCCATGTTGTCGTCAAATTGTCCCAAAGCACTTACACCTTCATTGCTGACAATCGCCCCAACCTGGTGCGCTTCTTGGGCTAAGCGACTGAGCTCGGTTGATCCTGCCTTGATCAGTGGATTCAACTCCGTCGCGCTCTTCCCAAAGATCTGCATGGCTAAGGCGTCTCGTTCGGTTTCGTTGGTGACTTTACCTAAGGCATCGATCACCTCGTAGAAGACGGCTTTGTTGTTTCGAAGCGATCCATCCGCATTGGTAATCTGAACGTTGAGTTCTTTGTACGCAGCTGCTTGGTCATTGAGTTTTCCAGTTGCAAGTGCATCGCGAGCATCATCCATCGTCCTGGTCATCTTGTTCAGTGATCCGGTCATGGTTTCGACCGACACATCCACAAAGCGCGCCGCATAGTCCAACTCTTGCAATTGTTGGACAGAGATTCCGGTTTTATTGGAGAGGGTGATGAGATCATCCGCAAAGTGCCCGGCATCACTCATCAATTTCAGGATCGCTGCACCTGCAGCCGCTGCGGCCGCCGTCACGGCGACAAGGGCTTTCTTACCCAGTTCATTCATCGAGGAAGTGAGCTCATCGGTTTTCTTCTTCAAGGTTTCTTTTTGTTTCGCGAGATTCTCCGAACCATCCTTCAGTTTCGTGAGGGCGGTTTGGGTCTCATCGAGCTCGAGTTTGTTGCGATTCAGGGAAGCGGATTCGCGATTGATCGATACCTCAAGATCCTGGGCGGCTTTCGAATTGTTCCCATAGACTTCAGAGACTTGTTGATGTTGTTCTTTGAGAGCTCGAACCTTTTGTTCCTGGATGTCGACAATGGTTGAGAGGCTTTTGATTCGAGCACTGAGTCCGTCGGCATGTTCACCCCAGGTTCCCATACTCGCGGCAGCGGCTTTGAACTCGGAGTCCGCAATCCGGATTAAGCGATTGGCTTCGGTGAGCCCGGCTTTGAGGTCCGTTGTATCGAGTGTCCACTTCCCACCTAAGATTTCATCCGCCATCTTCATCCACCGCCCTTTCTAGAACCAGTTCACTTGATCCGCATAGACTTTCTTTCGTTGCTTCGCACTCTCGGGAGAACCTGGTTTCTTGCGTCCCTGGCGCGAGAGTTTGTTGATAAGGAGAATGACTTCGTCGGCTTCCCTTTTGCGAAGTCGGAAAGGATCCAATGCAGGAAACGCCTTACAGAGGTTCAACACGAGTTCAAAGAGGATTTCGGACAGAGGTGAAGATTCTTCAGCATTTGCTAAAGAGTCTTCACCGTTTCCACGTTTTTTTCGGAGGTTCCTTCGATGTTTTTGACAAGATTGACGATTTGTTGGATGCATCGTTTGATGTCATTCACATCCGCTTGACGCAACAGCTCTTTTGTCAATTTTGGGAAGACCAATTGGATGAAGGTCCCCATCGCTTGAATCGCTTCACGCTCAGATTTTCCTGCGAGCTTCTCTGAGAGATCCACCACATCTTCGATGATTCCCCAGCGGATTCGACTTTCAGTAAACTCCGCGAGGATTTCATCCGTTTCATCGTAAATCGTTAACGAAATGCTTGATTTCATACACTCACCACATTAAGGAGTCGGTGTAATCACCGTTAAATTCTCCGGCGTTACGACCTGGGTAAACCAACCGGTGACATCTGCTTTCCCATCCCGGGCATCCACGACGAGTTGCTTCCCAGGTTTTTTACTGGTGTCCGGAAGTTCGAAGCGGAACTTCGTGGTAATCCCGGTAAAAATCAGTTTGTGATTGTTGGTGTCCGTGGAACTGTCTTGTGCTTTGGCGCTTTCTTCATCGAGCCGGAAGGTGCCTTTGTGACGCCAGACATATCGATAGGTGCCATCGGTAAAGCGTAGACGATATCCGATCGCAAAGTATTTCGTTTGCGTTTCTCCGGTATCGAGAAGAGCGCCGGTGACGGTGTCGACGACTTTTCCCAGTAATCGTGCAACAAGGGCGATCGGAAGGACCGGAACCGTCAAGGTGGCTTCATCAAAGCCTTCAGCCGTAACGATCAGAAACGGTTGATTGTCGTAATACTTCGGGTCCGAGGCGCGTTCCGTTTTGACCGAAATCTCCCCAGCCGGAGCTAAGACCTCCGGCGTTCCAGCGGTATAAGCAGTCGCATCGTCTTTGGTGATTTCAGCGAAGTATAGATTGTCGAAACCTTGGTATTCTTCATAAACATAGGGTTGAGACATGGTTTAGAAATTCCTTTCTGTGGTGATGAAGTTCATGCTCCATCCATAATGATCCCCTTCATAGCCTAGATCGCGTCCGCGACTATCTCGGATGAATCCAGCATTGCGACAGGCGACAAAAATTTGTTGCGGTAGCGAATTCAAGAAACTCATCTTGGTCGAATAAAGAACAAGTTGAATACGGATATAGGACACAAGCGGCCCATCCTCATAGCTGTTTCCGTCGGGGCTATCGACAATGAAGTAAGTCAAGAAACTCTCGGGAAGCGGCTCGTTTTCTGCGATTGATCCCTGCAGACGTACTTCCAATCCCATTGGCGCTAGTGCCGCAATTAATCTTTCTCGGACATTCATCGTTTTAAATCCTCCAGAATTTGGGTAAGGATTGTTTGTTGGATTTTTCGTGCTTTGGCTTGGTTGCGTTGGATAGCCGGTTGAATGAAGGGTTCGGGTTTCATATGGGGTGTACCGTGCTCGATAAACAGTGCCGGTAGTCCCCCCTTCCCTAAATCAAAGCCCACGTTCAACGTGAGCCGATTTCCTTCCCTTTCAATTTGGGTCGGATCATTGAGCGAAGCTTCGGTTAGTCCGGTTCGACGATGTTTCTTGATGCCGACTTTGAGATCGTTCAAGAACGGTTTGGCGCTCTCAACGATGGCTTTCTCGGCTGCTGCATCAATGTTGCCTCCGGCTTTTTGAATGCGCACCAGGAGTTCCTTGACGCCGCTCAAGTCGAGTTTCATGGCATTCTTAGCCATTAGGCACCTCCCGAAATCTTGCGGACTTTCAAAATAAGATATTGGTTTCGCATGTCGATGTTCTCCGGTTCGCCAAGCACTTCCCATACGCTGTTATCTTGTAGCAAGAGAACACGGTCCGCGGCTTGGATGTCTTGACGATACCAAGTCACCAGTGTTGCGGTATTGAGAATGACGAGACTTCCATTGACGATGGACTCTGTCCCACCATACGTTTTAAAGCTGCAGTTGAGAATCGGATCCGCCGCATCCTCAAAAGTGAACTCCAGTGCGCCACTGACTTTTGTCGTGTTGCGCTTTTGAAGTTTCACCGCAGTAGTAAAAGATCCGACGCCAGCGGGCTTAAACACTCGACACCACCGGATCCGGAAGAGTGTTAAGTTGGATCAGTCGTTGCATGAAGTAAGGACTAAATCGAACAGTGCCACTCTCCAGGTTCCAGAGATCAGCCACCCCACGCAGAATCACACCGACGGAAACATCACTCTCAAGAATGTCGGATCGGACACCGGCGCTTGCCATATAGGCTTTGACATCCTTCAGATGACGAAGGATCGTTCCATCTTGAGTTGGTCCGGTTACACCCAATCCTTTTTTCACTTCAATGAGCAGTTCAGCTTCCGTCATGGATTCTCCTCTCTAGGGGTTCCCCGAATTAGGCGGCTTTCTTCTTGATGATCAGGAAGCCATTGGAAGCAACGACGTTACCGCCGACAAAGACGCTTCCTTTGATCGCCAACATGCCCTTCTTGAAAGCCGCATCTTCCGAGACTTTGATTTCGTAAGGACTAAACAAGGCAAGTTCGTAGGCTCCTGGATTGCCATAGATCATGCACGGGGTCGTGGCGACGGTCGCCGCATCACTGAGGGCTTTGAGGGCACTGTTGATGACATAGCGAACCGAGAGGCCGCCATCTTTGAGGATCCCGGCATTGGGATTGGAGGCATCCGGGGTGATTTCGTAGACAGATTTCTTATCTGCTCCACGTACATCCCCAAAGGCAATTAGGTCGTTCTTGTTGACCAAGAGGACCGCATTCCCCAGGATGTTTTCATCCCCACCATACGACATCGCAATCTTACGCAAGGTCTTTTCATCGATCGCGCTGAATTCCAAGGCCGCATCGGTGATCGCCGGGGCATTGAGGATCCCGGTGAACTCTGCCGGCGTCGCTGCCGGATTTCCTAAGGGAATCAAACGCGCGACTTTCTTTCGCAAAGCAATCAAGGCTGCCTGGCGAATCTTGGTCAGGTATTGTACCGGCGTCAACTTGGATACTTCTTCAGTGACTTCGGTGTAAATCGTAATCTTGATCGGTTTGATCGAAACATAATCGAAGACCGGTTCACCATCGGAGTAGTCTTGACCTTCTCCGGTGATGCCGCCTTCCGCGTAGCTGACAACGTACGGCACTTCATATTCCGTCATCCCCTCCGCTGAAACCACATTGACCAATTCAACCACCGAAGAGACTTCATTGAACTTCTCGTTGATGGTGTTTTGGACGGGCTTCGGAGAGATCAGGTTTCCCGATCCGATGGTGACGGCACGGACTTCCTCGACGCTGAATTCGACTTTATTGGACGCTTTGAACGCCTCAGCGCGTTGTTCAAATTCATCGGGTTCTTCCAACCGGGTTTCGTCGGATTTCTCACTCTTGGTTTTGACCCCATAGGTAGCCAAGATCGTTTTCTTTTGGGTGCTGCGTTGTTCATCATCATCCAGGTCTTTGACCAAGGCACGCAGGTTGTCGAGCTCGTTTTTGAGTTCTTCCATTTCCGTATTCAAGGTGCGGAGTTCCTCCACTTTTTCGGAGGCTTCGGAGCGCTTTAGGAGCGCATCCATTTTGGTTTGTTTGTCCTGAATCAGCTTCAGGAGTTTTTCTTTGTTCATATTTCCTTTATCCTCGGGCTTTCATTTGCAACATGCGATTCTTCAACTTCCATATCTCTGAACTCGTTTTCGCTTTCTCCAAAGCGGCACGCGCATTCTCCAATGCTAGAACGTCGCTGTCCAGAGATCGTTCATCGCGTGCTGAGATTTCAGTGGCATCATAAGCGGGGAAATTCACGGCCGATACTTCACGAACGCGAGCGATTTTCTTGATTCGCCGAGTTGGAATGTTTTTCTCGAGGTCTTCCCAGGCATCTTCTTTAACGGTAAACAGGAAGGACATTCCGGTGATGTCTCCGCGCTTCACGGCGGAGTACAAGGCTCTTGCATCCGCGTTATTCTCGACATCGAGTTGCGGCTCCACATGCAAGCCTTGCTCATCGACCTTCAAGGTCATCGTGCTGTTGCCATTGTTACGACGACTCCGGGCTAAGGGAATCTTACTCATGTCGTGATTGACGAAGAATAGAACGTCCGTAAGATCGGATTCATCAAAGGCTCCACGTTCAATGACTTCATGAAAGAGATTTCCGATTCTGGTCCGGCTTTCATAGACTGCAGCCAGTCCACTGAGTCTATTCCCTTCCAAGGTGAAATCCGAGGTATACGCACGATAGATCAAATCACTCTTGGGGTTCATTCGGGGGTTCCTCTTCTTTCTTTTGGGCGTTCTTGAGTTGGTATTGACTGGCGATGTTAACATCAACATAGTTGAGCGACATTAAGCGAACATTGCCGCATTCATAGGGTGGATATCCGAACAGGGCAAGCAGATCATTGTTGGTGAGAGCCCCGCGATTCCCAAGCAGATCCCCGACCTCAACGCGTTTGTCGAGTGCCATGTAGAGGAGGTTGTTGGCATAGAAGACAATTTTATTTCCAAACTGCAGTTCTCTCTGAGTAAAGAGGCTTTTCGTAAAGACTTGGTTCAAGGAGTTGACCAAGGGTTCTAAAGTTTTCTCATAGAAGCTTTGATACTGTTCCGGGGTGAAATCTCCAGTTAGAATCGGTAATGGAACACCATAATGACGCAGAATCTTGGAATCAATGAAGGCTAAAGTCTCTTGATCCACAAGTTTGGGGTCCGGCTTGATTTGGATATACTCTGATTTGAGGTCCGCTCCGATGATCCCGTTCTTATTCTCCGAAAGCATTTTTTCGAAACGCGCGATCTCAGCTTTCATGTTGTCTTCATCCAGGATCGTGTTGTATTTCATGACCCCATAGATTTGCATCGAGGAGTTCACGGATTTCTCAATGGATTGCAACAACTTGTGGTTGATATCGACGGTTTGAAGGAGCGCTTGATTGTCCGGTTGACCATTGGCGTTACCCCCCATGAAGGGATTGACCGAATAGCGATGTCTCCAGTGGATCATGTCGCAATACTTTACGACGAGTTTTTCACCTGCATTGAAACGGAGATCGACATAGAGTTCGTTCTTGCCATCGACAATGAAGGAGACTTCCGTCGGATCCAAAGGATAGAGGGCTCGGTACTTCCGTGATTTCGCCTCTCCGGTTATGGTTTCGTCATAAACGGGGAGGATGAAAACGTTGTAGTTGAGGAAGAGTTGCCAGGTGATTTTCTCAAGGAAATCTTTGGTCGTACTCCACTCGTTGGGTCCATATTCCAAGAGATCCGCAATCGAATCGAAGACCGGGACCTGCAGGTTGTTCTTGTCAAATCGTATGTGTTTTGGCGTCAGCTTACTGATCTCTTGAGCGATGCATGCGATGGCTTGTTGGACCACATCACTCGCGAAGACACTCTGCCCAAACTGCGCATAGATTGGGACATTCCCATTGACCATAGCGAGTTGGCTTGAACCACTGGGCGGCTTATTAAATCGTTGGACAAGGGAATCAAACCATCCCATTTTTTCACCCTCCCTTATCGTGTACTTTCTAGAAATTCAGTACGGTACCGTTGCCACATCGAATACAGAATGATCTTCGTTGCGGCGCCGTCAATGCGACGGTTTCGCACATCGTTGACTTTCACCGGCATCACCAATCCCAAGTTATCGATCTTGATGGCAGTATTACTCAGACACCAGCGGTCGATCGGATTGTTGTTGTAGTTGACAAGCTTCGATTTCAAATCTGCTTCAAGTAACTTCATCGGATTAGACAGGGTGAAACGATTTTGATCCACGCGTTCCGTATCGAGTCCGTAGTTGTCCATCGAGGTCAACCAGGTTTTCGCAAAGCGGTTGTCATACCCAGTTTTGTAGGTTCGAATCTTGTAGTTCTTGTAGAGATCCACAAACCATTTCGCGACGCGGGAGAGATCCACTTCATTTCCCTCGGTGATTTCTATCAGTCCCTGACGTGCCCATTCAAGATAATCTTTCTTATCTTCGATGGCACCTTTGGCAACTTTACTCTCGGGAATGAAGTAGCGTGTATGGATGTATTTCGTCGGGTCTCCTTTTTTCATCAGGAGAACCTTAGCACAGGTCAAGTCGGTGGTTTCTGCTAAGTCGACGGCGCCAAGGGCAATGCATCCAATGAAGTCTTCGAGTTGGAAGGTGCTGGTATTGACATAGTCCTGTTCCATCAACCAGGCTTCCGCATTGTTCTGTTTGATGTTGAAGTCCTTAGCCAACACATACATCCGATCACCTTTGTCCATCTTGGCTTTGTTGATCTGATCGAGAAGGTAATCGACTTTCTTGATCAAACCCAGTGACGGATTGGACTTCACCCAGGTTCGCTCATCCTGCCAGATCTCGGCTTCACTGTCTTGGGTATAGAGCCAGGACAATAAAGTGTCATCTTCGTGTTCTCCGGCCATGACGCGTCGGGCGTATTGAAGTTCTTTATCGAGATAGCCATCATTGATGAATCCCTCAGTCGTGATGTTGATGAACAGCGGTTCGTCTTTGGTCGATTGGGATTGTTCGATCGGTTTGGCGATCGAGTTGTCTTTCATTTCGTGACTTTCATCCAGGATTCCAAACTCGATGTTGTAACCTTCTTTGTTATGGGTTTTCTCCGAGAGCTTGAAGACCTTGCTTTTGTTCTTCTTGTTGAGGATCCAGCGCAAGTTCTTGTGCGTTCGCTTGTTATACGGGTCAAACATTTCCCGCATCGCACCGATCTCTAGGAAGATAATCGAGGCTTGGGCATCGTCATTGGAGGAGCAAACTATGTCCGATCCACCACTGCCCATCATGAGTTCTGTGAATGCCAAAGCCGCAGTCAGGGTGGATTTCCCGTTCTTGCGGCTGATAAGTAAGATGACACGCTTGAAACGACGTTTGTTGGTCGCGACGCGGATGAAGGAATAGATGACTTCAATGAAGGCTTTTTCCCAGAGTTCAAGCTTGAAGGGTTTGCCATGAAACGGCGACTTGGTATGCTTGCAGAAGCGTTCGATGAATTGAATGCGTTTCTTCGCTCGCTTGGGTTCATAGCGATATCGTGGATCCTGGGTTTCTTTCTGGAGTTGATGAAGGACGAATTCAAGTTCTTGACCGACGAGTATCTCACCGGTTTCGATGGCTTGAATGTATTCCTCAAGAAAGGTCATTCATCTTCATCGAGGAAAGAGTCAAAAGCGTCTTCTTCTTCGATGGCGTTCTTGGTCAACACGGCTCCCAGGGTCTTTATGACAACTGAGTAAGCCTGAAGGTTACGCAAGTATTGCTTGCCGGCTTCTGTCGGTTTCTGCAGGTTAGGCTGCGTGGGATGCGTTTTAATCATCCCGGTTTGTGTAATCAGTGACCGCAAATGGTCATTTTGATCGGACAAGAAGGCGGCTTCGTGAATGAGCTTCTCAACGAGTTTTTGCTTGTCGGGATCGACTTTCTTGAAGACTTCCTTCAGCTTTTCAAGTTCCGTCTGTGTGGTCAATTTTTCGCTCATTCTCTCACCTACTTTCCGGATTTTCTTGATGTTGATTCAGTTTCACAACTTTTTTTGAAAACTGGGGACGAAATCTCAATTTTTCGGTTTGCGTGCATCCGTTGTCCCTTGTCCAGTTCCCAATCGGTTGTCCCTACATCTCGACCGGGGGGGAGTCCGGCCGAAATGCAAGGAACCAATCGTGGATATATTTCTGCCATTCCGTTTGAAACGGCAGTTTATCCCTATCTTCAAATAAACGACGAAGACATTCCTCTTCGGACGCTACGACATAGATCAACTCAGCACCAAGGCTTGTAGCGAGACGTTGACGCTCTGATTGCAGTGGATACCCACCGATGATCCAGGCATTCTGCCATTTCCCCATACGTATTTTCATTTGATCCAGGAGTTCATCACGGATTTGAAACACATTCATCTTGAGCTCAGTAGGCTTATCATAGGCAGGTAGTAATGTGATGGCTTGGTATAGTTCATCAAGATCCAGCACCAAGTCCTTTCGTCCTTTATTGTTACGGACGAAGCTGGTCTTACCGGACAACGGTGGTCCATAGACGATGTAGACACGCTGCAGCATGGTTTGTCCGAAGCGTTCGTGGAGTGCGTTATGACAGCGGTGATGTACCAGCAGAATGTTTCTTGGGTTCAAACTCACCTGTACATCGTTAACATTCTGGGGTGTGAGTTCTTGGATATGGTGTCCGATACACTCGATATCTCTTAGTATCGGTTCATGACAGATCTCACATAGCAGCCCTCTGCTTGTACTACTCCGTTCCAACATGAGCTGCTTACGTAGGTTGATCCATTCCGGACTTTTATAGAATTCAGATAGGACTTGATACTTTGCCATTACCAATCCCCTTGTTTAGCTAGACGTTCTCTCAGTTCCAACTCTTGTTTCTTGAGTTGCAGCATCTGAGGATTGTCAGAGTAATGTTCCGGGTCCTTATTCTTCAAAAGACCGAATAAAGCGCCAGTGTCTGGTGGCTGATGTTTCTTTGTTATTTCGGTATAGGTGACTGATTGTCCATTTTCTGTTTTGGTGTAGACTTTCTTTTCTTCGTAGTCATATCCCAGAGCTTTTTTAATCAACGCATTCTCGAGTTCAGTAATCAGAGTTTCCTTCCCCTTTTTAAGGGCCTTCATTAACTCGGGTTGAGATTTTTTATATACTTCCAGAGTGGTGACAGAAATACCTAGGTTCTTAGCAATCTGATCTTCACGAAGACCATCTCTTGCCCACTTCTCGATAAGGCTCAATTTGGCTTGTACAGATTCCCATTTACTTTTGGCCAAATTATCACCTCTTTACAGTGAAACGGTACCATACAAAAAAACTCCGGTAAGTACCGAAGTGTAAAACGATATGTGAATATCTTCTATAGGAATTTCAAATATACTAGACCAATTGATGTCATTCTAGAATTTTCATCTTTTCTCTATCGAATTCAACATCAGTCAATATACCTTTTTCTCTCAACTCACTCAATTTTACAAGCTGATCATAATATACAACGGCATTACTAGCTGATTTAACTGGTAATAACTCTCTAGAATCTATTGCAGAATTTTCTTGAGATTTACTGAAAGCGCTATTTCTACCTGAAGCATTTGATTTTTCATAATCAATTCTTACTTCATATTCTAGTAGAGTCAAGAATCTTTCTTTATCTGCAAGATTCATGGCAATCTCAAATGACTCAGCTGTTATAGTTTTTATCTCGAATACTGCCATACGTTTCTTCGCAAAGTAACTAATTAAGAAGGCAACTCCACCCCAAATCAATCCTGTAAAGAGTGAGTTAGTTATTATGCCTGTCCAATCATATTCATACGTATAATATGAAATAAATATAACAGGTAATGTTTCATAATTATAGAATATCATAAGTAATGTAATTACGGAAAAAGCAATAAGAAATGCGGTTCCTCCATGATTTATTTCTTTATCTTCTTTGCTAATCACAAAAGTTATATCTCTGCAATCAACAATTTTCCTAGGTTGAACATCAAATACAAGCCTAGACTTATTGAAATCAATATATATCTTTTTCCTTTTAAGTTCGCCTGATAAACACAATGCTTCTTCAATATTAGATTGGATATTTCCATTGACATTCTGTGACATTGATTCCCCTCCATATTTCCTAAAATACCTTACTATCTCCATGCAAAACGATAAATTCATGCTTAATCTATAGAAGAATCACAAACATAAAGATATTCTTAATCACTAAGTTGCCATTTTCACTTCAGGTCATTTGCTTCCTCTATTTCACTATGTTATGGTTCTATTTACTTTCTTTTCATATTTTCGTTCCCCTTTATCCATAATTATGATAATCCAGTTACTTAATTCAAGACTTAGTAAATACACAATATACTCAATACTTTATGAGTAAAAATTGATTGAAAACTCTAGGTTAAGCCCAATGTTTCAACGGACTTCGTAAAGCACACAGATTTGATTGACTCAAAATTCTATAATACATGTTAAATATAATTGGTATCTATCTGGATCACCAAACAATAAATACTATTGTCTTACTTCAAAACCACAATCTTCACAAACGTAGAAATCTTCAATAGTCTCGCTTTTTTGTGCGTTTGTCAGAGAGTCGGATACAATATTTGCTATTGTTCTCGTAATAGAGTATGAAAAAGATTGATTCCTTTGTTTTTTAGGAGTACTTTTATGTTTAACATTCTCAGACCCACACCTCGGGCAACATACTATACCCAAATAATTGTTTATAAGAATGATTCGCCGAATAATTTCCTGATTATTTTTGTCAAACTCAAGTGTTTTCTTAAAATAGTGTTTTGATTTCAATAAATCTACTTCCACACCATTTCCAACAAAATAATTCATAGCATTTAAATTATAGATTAGTTTAAGAGATTTTTTATAGTCTTTATCATTTGGGGCAAGACTTAATGCCTTTTGCGAACATTCCATCTCATCACTAAGATCCGGTTTCCGGTTCTCATGTTTTGAATAAGCATAACTTAGATTTGAATAACTTTCAGCAATTGCACTCAAAATCTCCTCGCTTGACGTTGCATATTCTGTTGCAATATCTAAATATTCTTTTGCTAAATCAAGATCATAAACTTCGAGCTCTCTGTTTAGCATTTTTTGACAATATTGCCAATAAACACTTGCAAGATTGGCTTTTGCTTGTTCATTTTCAGAGTCAATTTCAGCAACCCTTGCTGCAAAAGAAACTGCCATTTCCATATCGAAAACATCTCGAGCACGTGTTGAATAGGCAAATCCAATTTTTAAATATAAACACATCAATTCAATAGATATTACTTGTGAGCATTTCAAATAATCAATAGCCTTCTGATAATACTCTATTGATTTATCAAAATCGCAATGTAACTCTTCTCCATCACAAAAATAAGCATCAGCAAGTAATTCAAATACTTCAGCATCAGGATCCATTATCATGGATAGCGATTTTATGGCTTCATTAAATTGCTTTCTCTCAATTTCACTAGATGCAATTTGGATCAAATCTTCACGACTTAAATTTGTTTCAATTTTGGCGTTTTTTTCCATTGCAATTGGGAATCCACAATTTGGGCAAACATGGGCTTTATCTGAGACATCTTTACCACACTCCGGACACATTATTAGAGCCATTTTTTCCCCCCTATTATTACATAGAAAAATCATACATCTATTTACTACATAATAATAGTGCAAATTAAATCTTTAACACCATCACATATGAGAACTTAAAATATTTCGATTTTCGAATTCGAACGCAATATAAGCCTAAGGTTAGATTACGTGCCGGAAAAGTATGTTATAGCCTTTAAATAGGGGGTTTAAAGCATGAAAAAAGGGTTCGATACTTTCCCGAAAAATCGTCCTCTTTTTTTGATGCATTTTCTGTTATTCTACTCTGTTATTTTCGGCAATCGAAATAATCCATTTTTCGATCTCGGGAGTACTTTTCATCACAAATTCCTGACCAATCATGGCTGATTGGAAATAGTCTTTCTTTCTACTGCGATCATCATGGTAAGTCATGGGCGATGATTTCAAGCAGTCAGGTAGTTCCCACCGTGAACGAGAATAACCATCCTTTGTTAGCACCAAATCTTTTGACAATTTGAAAGTACCATATCCCGGAAGGTTCGTATCCAATAATTTATCAGCTGCCTTATAAATTACATTTTTCCCTACTTCATGGTTGATGGAGTGTGGATGCCAGTAAAGTTCTTTGATTCGTTCATCGGTAATTTTCTCTCCAACTTGCAGATATCCAAAAATGATATGTTGATCAGAGGCACCTCTTTTATATTGAATTAATCCATCTGACTCTACAGTCTGTTTGTACCATCCAAAGAATAGAAAGATATCTCCCTTATTGACGTCTTTAGCTTCAAGGTGCGAAAAAGCAGCATGAGATTGACCGAAACAGGCTACCCATTCATCTCCACGTGACTTCACTTGTTTATAAATATCCGGATCAAGGTGACATTCACAATTCTTAAATTTATCCATAACATTTAGGTGGCTTAAGATTTCATAGAATGAGTATTTACCATAACGTAATTCTGAGTAACTATTATTATCATCTTTGTTTGGAATGGGTAGAGATAGTAACGTGCCATCCTCAAGAATTGGACTTGGCTTTCCTCCATTCGCTGAATCAAACCCTTTTCTACTTAAGATGATTTTTCTCTCCATAAGATTCCCCTCACTTTTGAATAATTTTAACATGACTCTCGCAAAACGAGTATAAGAAAGAGGACATGCACTCTAATTTGGGGGAAGGGATGCATGTCCTCTGGTTTATTATATCTGATTTCTAATTGTTTGGTAAAGGATTTGATTTGTCGAGATTGAGTTGTACAGATTTGCTACCAGTCAAGTCCTCCCAGCGTTGAATGATCACATCCACGTATCTAGGATCCATCTCCATGCAGTAGCAGGTCCGGTCCAGTTGATTAGCCGCAATCAGCGTAGAACCGCTTCCTCCGAAGGGTTCATAGACGAGTTGATCTCTAAGGCTGCTATTCTTAATCAAGCGTCCAATGAGCGGCACGGGCTTCATGGTGGGATGAATGTCACTCTTGAGCGGTTTGTTTTCATAAAGGATCGTGGTCTGGGTTTGCTCGAGGAATCTGGAGAGGAGCTCGACGAGTTCTTCCTTCTTGAGTTTCTCGATGTTTTGGGTTTCATCGAAGATCGTCGACTGCGTCCGGTCATCCACAAAGAAGTGTCCGGTGCCTTCCTTCCAACCATACAGGATTGGTTCATGCCTCCAGTGGTAGTCGTGTCGACTGAGATTGAAGGAATTTTTGACCCAGATAAGGTTCTCGGAGAACTTGAACCCAGCAGTTCGGAATGCTGATTGGAAACTGATCCGCTCGACGTCACTGTGGAAGACATAAATCACACCACCGGGTTTCAGATGCTCGTAAGCCAGGATATACATCGCGAGCAGAAAATCGTAGAACTTGTCACTGTCCATATGATCATTTATGATCTCGTTGTTTTTCCGATGTTCGTTCTTGAAACTCTTATGGTAGTCGATCTTGTTTTCGTAGTTGACGTTATATGGAGGATCCGTGACGATCAGATCCGCTTGCTTCCCATGCATCAGGAAGAACACGTCATTGGCGTCCGTAGAATCGCCGCACATGAGCCGATGCCGGCCGAGTTGGTAGATATCCCCCCGCTTGGCTTTCGGTTGCTCAATCGCGTCTAACGCCGCCTCAACATCGAAGTCATCTTCTTCAGCCGAAGTCGTATCCATCTTGGCCAGGAGTTCCTTGAACTCGTCATCATCGAAACCAGTAACTCCTAAATCGATTTGGTGCTCGAGTTCAAGCAAGAGATCCTTCAGCTTGTCCATCTGCCATTCCCCGCTGATTTTATTCAGGGCGATGTTCAAGGCTTTCTCTTTGGTTTTGTCGACTTTAACCTGGACGACATTGACTTCATCATAACCCAGGTCCTTAAGGACCGAAGCGCGTTGGTGTCCTCCGATAATCGTTCGATCGGCATTGATGATGATCGGATCGACATAGCCGAACTCCTGGATACTTCGTTTGATCTTCTCATATTCAACATCTCCGGGTTTCAGTTCTTTCCGGGGATTGTAGTGGGCATACTTTAACTCACTTAACTTCAAGGTTTCAAATTGCATTGTCCCTCTTTCTAGAACGGTTTTATTAACCGCTGATAGGCTGCTTGAAGGGTAATCTCATTTACGAGGCGATTGCGCCAGACATAATACGTTGTCTTCTCAACGTTGAGTCGCTCGAAGATTTGTTGTTCAGGAAGTCTCATTTCATACTTTAAGTGTAGTAACTTCCCCATTTCAGTGCCTTCGTACTTGGTGAAGGTCTTTTCGACGATGACAGACCACTGTTGTTCGATGGGATCTTTGCTGGCTTGGAGCTCTCTTCGATCATAGAGATAGCCTTCGATATTCTCTCGATATTTATTCATACTGCTGTTTCCTTTCGCGCAGTCGCATATTCATTTTAGGATTCTTATTGAGTTCAAGCATGTAGCTACCGACTCTTTGGAAGATCCGGGAACCGATGGCTTCATCGATTCCCAGGATTTCCTTTAGAATCTTCTCAGAACTCAAGATGGTTGTCAGTTCCGGATTGTTGTAGCGGGCATTCAAGATTTCGAAGGCGATGTTGATGTCGGAGGTCGTGGGATGTTTCCCTCGTTCCGATTTGAACAGGTCATCGATGTACAGAACCGGCTTGGTCTTGAATGCTTCCATCGCTTGGAAGTATTCATTCCCTTCCATGACGTTCGCTTTGAGCTTCATGATTTCATCGCGCCAGAGCATGTACAGTGCTTCTTCTCCCTGCTTCATCAACTCGTTAACGATCGCAGTGCAGATATGGGTTTTCCCCGCTCCGACTTGACCCCCTATGAAGAACCAGTGGGAATCGGTGTCTTGGACAAAGGCTAACGCTTTTTCCTTGATGACTCGCTGCCATGTTTCTTGGGCGATGAACTTCTCAAAGGTGTATTCTTGGATGAGGTTCTTGAGTCCGCTCTTCTCAATGAGCTTCTTACTTTTACGAGTCTCAAGACAATCGCATTTCTTCAGAGCGGTATATCCATCATCCAGGATCATGATGTAACCCTTGTTTTTACAGACAGGACAATCGATTCCTTGCAGGGTTCCGACTTCATCGTTGTAACGTTGTACTTTGATTAGTAGGGATGAATGAGGTAGATCAGTTGAATTCGTGTCTAATGTGTCAGCCAATAGCTTCGTGAGTATCACCTCGACAATTCTCGCGCGCGAATTTACAGTAAACTTCTTTGTTTTATCTTTGTTTTATCTTTGTTTATCTTTCTTCTTTTCTTTTCTTTTTCTACTTCTAAAGCTACTCTACTCTGTAGCTTGACTTTTTGGACTTGTCTTTGACAGGTTACGAAGGGCTAAGCTTTCTTTCCGCCGAGCACGTTCTTCACGTTTCTTCATCTTGTTGTACTCGCGAACTGCTGCCATCTTCCCAATGTTTTGATACTTCTCCCAATTCTTGATTGCCCAGACATTATTCTCAATCTCGATCATTTCCCGTTTCTCAAAGAGTGCGATCGATTCTCGGATGAAGTCTTCTGACAAGCGCATCTCTTCCGCAAGCAGTTCAACCGAGTAGGGCTCTTTGGAGGAGAAGAAGAGAAGTCCATTATCATTCGTGTTTCCTGCGATGCATAACAAGTTGATCCAAACTGCTACTTTGACGTATCCGTTCTCTGATTGAACAATTTTACGAATTTTGCGATTTTGGTAAAAACCGGAGTCAAGCTTAATCCAAAATATATCCTTCATGATGATGTCCCCTCTTCCCGCTACTTTCGGCGGGGGTTCATATTTTCGAGTTTTTTTCTCTTTTCGTCCAAGGAGGATCGAGTATAAATCCGGGTCGTTTCTAGCGAGCTATGACCTAAGATGTCGGCTAGGTCCAGGACGTTATTGTATTGCTCCATAAACTCTTTGGCGAACAGATGACGGAAACTATGGGCATGGACTCTCTCGAGCGATACCTTTGCTTCACTGGCTGTCTGCTTCATCTGTCGCCAAATCGTCGGGGTGCTTAAGGTAAAGATCTTGCCCTCGCGGATCTTATGATTTTTACAGTATTTTCGTAATTCACGGGCGAGTTCCTGGGTCAAAAGGATCTCGCGCTCTTTGCCTTTGTTAAACGCTTTGAAGTGGTGTTTCTGGATATTCTCAACGGTGAAGTATTCCAACTCGCTGATCCGTATCCCGGTGGTGCTAATGATCTTCAGAATCAAGTAAATATCATCTCGCTTGCGCTTCTTCGCAGTCCTAAGTAATCGTTTGGCATCCGCTCGTGTCACGACGTCGGATAGACTCGACTTTTGCTGCGTCTTGATTTCCTTGACGGACATATCGGGCACCTTCGCCCAGCGATGGAAGCGATTGAGAATGACGATATACGTGTTAATGCTATTTGATTTGTATTTGCCCGAGCAGATCTTCTCTTTGTAGGCCAAGACATGCTCTTTGGTAATTTCTTCGTTTTCCGGGATGAAGTCGACGAATTTTTGGACATCACAGACATATTTCTCGATGGTCCTCTGACTCTTCTCAGCGAGACGTAAATCACGGGCGAATAGGGGTAAACTATTTTGATACTCACTTTTCTTCATCCAGGATCCCTTCAAGTCGTCCCAGCATCCGCAGCAGCTTCAAGTCCTCCACATACTGTTTCATCGGTAACATAGTATTGAAGTACTGGGTCTTGAAATGGCGCGCTTGGGCTTTCGCATAGGTCTCGATCTCACTTCGGTTGGCGTGATCGATACGGATGTAGATACCCTTACCCTTCTCAGATGGAATGAACAACACCCCTTCTTTCCGGAGTTGACTCAAGACGGATCGGACCAAACGCTCTTGGGGATAGTCTGCGGTGTTTACTAGAATTTCAAGTCTTAACTTTTCATTGAGGGTTTGAATGTCCATCTTTCTACTCCATTGGAATTGGATACTGAGAGATTCTCAAGCTTGGCTTTATACTGGGCAAACGCAAAGTTATAATTGATTCCCAAGACCTCAAAGACAAGTTGACTTGGAACCTTGTCCGGTCGCAAATTCATCGGATCCATCTCTAGTTTCTTGCATTCATTAAATACCTGAACTGCTTTCTCCCATCGACTTTGCATCAACTCTCGGATATCGCTCTTCGTCGCATACTGATTATAAAAGATCTTCATCTGTCTTCTCACCCCGTTTCCACGTTCTGATACCACGTTTCGTGGTGTTAATCCTCGTAAAAAATAGAATCGACGCTGACTCCGTAATAATCAGCTAACTTCTTCTTGGAGGAATCCACCGGCATTCGGTACCCACGTTCATAAGATTCTAACGATTTACACGTGATTTTGGCGAAATATGCGACTTCTTCTCGAGTTTTCTCTCCTCTCAGTTCAATCAAACGCTTTCCAATCTTCTCACGATCCAT